CAAACCATTACCAAACGTAAATACTGAAATTAAAGTACCTGGCGAAGAGGAAATCGCAGTTGCTCAAGAAGAAACAATTGAAGAGCAAGTTGGTCCTGAAGATGTTGAAGTAACTCAAGAAGAAGATGGTGGTGCAACAATTAATTTTGATCCAGAAGCAGTTAACCAAGCTGGTGGAGAAAGTCATTTTGACAATTTAGCAGAATTATTACCAGAACAAACTTTGGGAAAGTTAGGTTCTGAATTAGTAGGAAATTACGAACAATATAAAGGTTCTAGAAAAGCGTGGGAAGATACTTACACAAAAGGTTTAGATCTTTTAGGATTTAAATATGAAAACCCAACACAACCGTTTCAAGGGGCTTCAGGTGCAACGCACCCAGTATTAGCAGAATCAGTTACACAGTTTCAAGCGCAAGCTTACAAAGAATTACTCCCAGCAACTGGTCCAGTACATACACAAATAATTGGACTTGCTGATAGAGCAAGAGAAGACCAGTCGCAAAGAGTTAAAGAATTCATGAACTATCAGCTCATGGATGTGATGAAAGAGTACGAACCCGAGTTCGACACAATGCTTTTTTATCTCCCTCTTAGTGGCTCTGCCTTCAAAAAAGTTTATTACGATGAACTTTTAGGCAGAGCTGTTTCAAAATTTGTTCCAGCTGATGACTTAGTTGTGCCGTACACTGCAACATCTTTAGAAGATGCAGAAGCAGTTGTGCATGTAATTAAAATGTCAGAGAACGATTTAAGAAAAAAACAAGTAGCAGGTTTCTATATGGATGTAGAATTAACACCTGGTTACAATCAAGAAACAGAAGTAGAGAAAAAAGAAAGAGAACTTGAAGGAATTAAAAAAACTAGAGATGAAGATGTATTTTCTATTTTAGAAATACATACTGATTTAGATCTAGAAGGTTTTGAAGATAAAGACTCAACTGGTGAATTAACTGGAATTAAACTTCCATATATTATTACCATTGAAATGGGAAACAGACAGATTCTATCAATTAGAAGAAACTATAAAATAGATGATCCACAAAAAAACAAAATAGATTATTTTGTTCATTTTAAATTTTTACCTGGATTAGGTTTTTATGGGTTTGGATTAATTCATATGATAGGTGGATTGTCGAGAACGGCAACTACTGCTTTACGTCAACTACTTGACGCAGGAACTTTAAGTAATTTACCGGCCGGATTTAAGCAAAGAGGAATCCGTGTTAGAGA